TTACATCATATAGCTTTTGTTTGAAAAGAGAAACATCGTCTCTATTCCTGAAGTGTTGAAGTGCCGTTGCATCAGAAAATAATTCAGGAAAATATGAAAATCCAACAGATTCTAATATTCTATCAGAAAAAGGATATGGTTTAAAACTTGAACTTAAATAGTTCTTGTGCTTTAGTTTTGGTATGCTTTCTATTTGACTAGCTAAGGTATCGAAATAACTACCAATAATTTGTGTAAGATTTCTTAGTGGAGAGTTTTCTTTATATTCATCTTCTTCGATGATCCAAGATGGCATTGAGTGATAAATCGATGCATTGTTAGAATAATCATGGTCGCGGCCTTCATCTTGTTTCTTTTTCCTATAGGCCGCGACGTCAGGATGAAAACTATAAAGAATTGGATCCTTAAACTCTCTATCAACTTTGCCTGAGTCAACCATTGCTGAATTGGTACTTCTAGTATAAGAGTTATATCCTACAAAAGTACCATTGCTAACCCTACCAGAATAATCTAAAATAGTTTTATCAACCGAAGAAGTTAGTGTAATACCTTCATTAAATTTATAATATACTCCCAAAGTAGTATTCGCATCATCGGTGTTAGTACCACCACCGACCGGTTCGATCATTTGGCGACCGATCTGTTGGGATGTTCTTTCTGTTTTCCAAAATCTAAATTCATCTATAGAACCAGAAAGTTTGCCGTACCCATCAATTTTTTGGGCGGATGATAAGGTTGCGGTTTCGGCGCGGGATGTCGAGGGGCGTCGAGCAGCACCAATATTCGCAATTAGAGAACCAGTAATTTCATTCAGTGTCGTATCTGTTTCTTCCTTTACGCATGCACCATCTTTATAAAATTTAGTGATTAAATTAGAACCATCATTTTTCAAACTAATTGCATAATGATGCCACTGGTCATCTAATGACAAGTAATACGCAGGCGACGACGCATTGACAGAAACAGACCCCGAATTGCAATAAACTCCGATGATGCTGGGGGCGACCGTAATGTGGAGAATTTGGAGCCTACCGTAGGCGACGCTGGTGTCGGCGCCATTCCAAACATCAAATATTGTTTCTAGTATTGATTCGCCGAAGCCGAGTGCAGCTGCTTTTTTTAACCAAAATTCAACTGTGACACCCTCGTCAAAATCCAAAGCCAAGTTCGAAGCTCGTTTTTTGTCAGTGTCCCACACATTGGCATACCCATCTTCATAGTCGCCAGATGTATCTCGGATATCCTTCCCTTGGCTGCGTTGGGAAGTGTGAGGGCCGCCTTTAAATTGGATATATTCAGCCGTATCTGAGAGGCCGAAACTATTGACTTGTGAGCCAACTATTGACCCCCAGCCGGCCGGAGAAAATAAAACATGACCATTTGTTCTAGGATATTCATTTTCAAAAACATGAAGATCCAAATAGGAAGAGCTTAATTCCCATTGGATACGCTCTCTTAATGACCCATCGTAGGGATAGGTCTTGTAAATCCTATCAATAGCATCAATATAATATTTTTCTGCGGCGCCGAAGCGAGCAAAATATTTTGGCTGAGAAAAATCAACAGGAGGAATAAATCTTTGTTTTTTGTTGAAGTATTCCAACAAATATGAAACAGATTCTGCTTCTGATGCTAACCTATCTCTATCGGCGCTTGTTAGAAAAGTATCTTTTTGGCCGAATATTTTTTTATAGTCTGTGCTCATATTTCTATTCTACTCTAAATGTAAATTCTTCGGGCTGCTCAGCATATTGACCATTCAAATAATAAATAAATTTAATTGCATATGTAGAATCTGGCTCAAACAATGACATATCTAGATCAAAATAGCTTCCACTAGTATCATATGACAGGCGCGTATGGTTTGTGCTTCCCGTTCCATAAGCAATAACTTCTAGATCATCAGCGACACGAGTTACTTGGTAATAAGCGTCATTAACTAAATCAACAGGCGTAGCAATTGATGCGACACTATAGATGTTTGGATTCCAATCTTTTTTTCGAGTATATAATCGCATGCGCGCCACTTTATTTTGGTCAGAATAAGAAGATTTTAAATTTATAATTTTAGATACATATTGTTGATTTGGATTAAAAGATTGGCCTGGCCATGTTTGTGTCAAGTTTTTCGGATCTATTGCTCCACTGAAATATTCAGTTCCATTATTAGCTGCGCTGGCCGCGCCTCCACTATGCCAAACATCAAATATTCTTGTTAAAGACCCAGATCCAGTGAGGGCGAAAGAAGCTGAATATATCCCAGTTGATACATACCCACCAGTTACATTATAAAGATCACTAGAAACCGTGTCGCCGCCGGCGCTTAATACTAATTTTGATCCAGAAGGTGACGCATTATTAGAGGAGCCCGAATAGGCACTAACATAAATGCTTCCTGTTCCAATCGCCGGAATATTTTTTAATTGACCGCGAACATAATTATAAAGATAAATTGTATTTAAATTGTCGGCGGCCGGGGCCATAGAGCTGCTATAATAAAAACTTCCTCTATTATCTTTCTTAGAAGAGTCCCAGCGTGCTTCAAGAACAGGGCGCTTGAAGAAATATTGTGAACCTCTTGCAAAAAACTTCTTGGTGTAATAAGATTGAGCAGCGCTTTCTTCGCTGCTTTTTAGTTGGATACCGACACCATAGTTTGATTTTTGTCCTAAATCGGTCGCCGTTTGATCATTCGCACTAGAGCTTATCCACTGCTCAACTAAAGGTGTAATATTTAATTCCATATTTTCAAACCCGGTGCTAAAAGAAGCAGTGAAAGAAGAAGAAGAGTCAGCATAATAGTCACCGCCTTCTGTTGTCCAAGCTGTGGCAGTTGTGCCATCTACACTGGCGGTGATCCAATTTGTGGCGCCTTCATCAGAATATTCTTCCATATCTAGACCTAAGCCTTCATCCCAAGATTGTGACACTGCAGAAACTACTAAATTAAAATCTTTTGGAACGGTTTGTGAATGTCTTGCATTAAACAGCCTTAGATAAAAAGACACACTACCTGATCCCGGTATATTTTCTTGAGATCGGTCGTATGAAATATAGTTTGTAGTCGTTCCTGTCACGGGAAATTTAATTAAAATTCTTTCTAGTTCCGAGGAACCCGATGATGCCTGGGAATAAATTGAAAAAACTTCCAAAATGTCTGATTGTCCCATATTCCCACTAACGCCGCGCGTGGACATGTTTGCTTTGTAAGCGTTTGTTATCGTTGTGTCTGCATCTGCGAAATATCTTTTAATGCCCATTATACTATTGTTCCTGTTATGTCTGCATTTGGAAATTTAATCTCAAAAATAGTATCCGGAGGGGGAGTTATATATCTTCCATCAGCAGACATGGCATCTTCAATATTTATTGGAGCATTCGCATATGCCGCTCCGCTTTTTACTGTAATTTGTACATCTATAACATCCAACAAGTTTGGTACTGTTTTTAAAGTTTGATATATATCTGTTATTAATAAAGGCTCTCCAATATAAAAAGTTTTATTAAAAACAGTTTGTAAAATACTTACAGAATCATTCAAAATATCATATTTATTAATCCCCGGGAATGCCGTTGCTTTAAATTCAATTCCTAAGTTGGCAATTTTAGCATCTAATATATCGACTGTATCATTAATCATTCTGTATTGATTAACCCAGGTCTTTAAATTGTTTTTAAGGGCACTATTGCTCTCAATTAAGTTGCCAGCGGTGTCTTCGGAAATAACATACATATTTAAATTTCGCTGATTATAAGAATCAGAATCTAATTCTATTGCACACCTTTTAAGCTTTCCATATTTTGAAGGCATGTTATAAGCTATATTAATATAGTCTTTTTTCGTTACTGCTCGATATTGTGCTGCAAAATTTCCAAGCGCACGAGATTTAATTTCATCTGTCGAAACTAATGTCACGTCTCCTACAATCGGCTCTTCATTCAAAACCGATAAACTACTAATTACTCGATTTCTTTTTCCAGTATTTAGATTTTCTGGATCTATAAATTGGAAATCCGCGGAGGATACACCCGTCACCGTGCCGGCAGCCGCATTTGTATTTTCATTGGTATTAATTCTATAAATTATTGTTAAAATAGTATTTGCTGGTACGACTCCAAGCTTATCAGTTTCGTTTAGCACAGAAGGATCGAATGAAGTATCTGAAACATAGTCTTTTCCGTGTAACCGCAACACTACTTCGGCAGGATCTTTGAGCGCTATTGGCGTCTCTTCGCTGCCATACCCAAATTGTAAATATACTCCGGTTGGTGTACTATTAACCACAAATCGACGTGAAACTGCCACAGGCTTTATTATATAAGGCACTGTGCTTGTGTCGGCGCCTTTGTTTAAAATTGGTACATATATGACGTTTTGAGTGAGATAGTCAACTTCAAAATACTGATTTCCGTTATCATCAAAGACAGAAACTATCTCGCTGATATTTTGCCCATTAATGCCGATTCTCAAAAACTTTTGGAATTCTCCAACATCCACTTCTTGTACTGCTAACTCGCCGGAGACTACTTGGCCAGCAGCGCGGACCGCGTATGTTAGTGGTAGGCCCGTCGTTGGGTTTTGTGAAGCAACCATGATAGGATTAGTACTTTTTGAAAAGTCCACATCTTCTAGAAGTGTAAAAATAGTATTTCCAAGAGAATTAAAAGTTGAGCCCTTTTTTAAAATTGGCTTATAATCATCATCTGGTGCCGGAGAGTTTGACTGTGCTGGTACTGTTACATAAAAGTTGCATATTCCAAAAGAAGATGGATAAGGGCTATATTTATATCCGAGTTCGCTACTCAGTTTTAACACATTATTAAATTCCATTGCAGTAGACAAAAACGATTCATTGGTTTGATAATCTACATAAAAAGATAATATATCTCCAACATAAGAAACAGTATCTAACATTAAAGAACCAAAAGAAGCCTCTGTAAAATCTTTGTAGTTGTCAGGATAATATCTCTTAACATAAGATTCTAAGTCTGCCCTAATCGAATTAAAGTCGCGACTTGTATAGTTTATAGATGGTTTTATTTTTGGCATCTTTTAATTTTCCTCGCTAACTATAATGAATTATTAGCAATAGTTACTTTTAAAGTATCATTTAAATTTAAATTTGGAATATAATATGTAATGCTAAGGCCCATATATTGTGTATCTGCATAACTGCGCTTTTGCGATTCACTTAAATTCGGATCAAATGAATTAATATTAATAATCTTAATAAAAGGAATAAACTGTCGAACCTGCACGCCTATCTTAGATTTGAGACCTTGATAGGATTCTGATTTTGTATCAAATAAAAAATTTCTAGCGCCCACCCCAAACTCCGGATGCATTATGCGTTCTCCTGGTGTTGTCAGAATAAGCATTTTTAAATTTTGTTTGACTACCTCTCCTAAAGTCTTATTAAGTTTAAAAAAACCATCTTTAGGATCGGGCTGCAAAGGTAATTTTGGAGAAAAGCCAACTGACATTTTTTATTCCTTTTTAATAATTAGAAATTAAACCAATTATTTCTTCTTATTCTAAGAAATCTTTATTCATCTTTCATGTACCTAGCAGTCTTGCCGAAATAAGGATCTTCGACGAAGGCATCTTCCCATGTGCATGGAGCCATTTTTATAGCGCCTAAATAATTTAATAAATCTGCACCTTCATGGTCGATGAAAGGGCCACCCTTTTGAACCATATTAAATTGATCTTCATATGGTGTGGCCTCCGGTATATATGGGAAAGGATCATCTGTCGACAAATTTACTGATATCGCCGGCCCGAGAGGGTGCTTGCCTCTTATAGGATCTAAATCAAAGCTGCAATTATGCAAAATATTATAAACGCGGTTGATAAATAATAACATTTGGTGGTTCATATCGGTGCCCCAACCGCTCGACAGTGGATCTGTCATCGACGTCAACTCATAGTCGGTGGCCCAACCGTGCTCGACACCATCAAGCCCAAACTTATCTAGGTTGGCCGGATGAGGAGTCACAAGTTGGCCTTGTAATTTGGTCTGTGTTATACCAGGGATCCATTTTGCATTTTTAGGGGCGCCTGGAAATATTGCTTGTGGAACGGTTTCGGCACACCACCAATCGGAGGAGGGGTACGCGTACGTGTGGGTTACACGTTGATCTGCCCCGATCTGTTTCGCTTCGGACACGGAGAGCTTAATGGTGTTGGTGACTACAACGCCAGTAAATACGATCCCAGAAGGAGATCTTAATTTTAACTGTGTGCCTGTATATCCATAATTATATATTGGTAGTGGACCATGGGCGCCATCCTCAAAAATATTTTTCAGTTGATCAACATCTATTTCGTAATACCACTCCTTGGTGCCGTGCACATAGTCACGGTCCTTGTTTGTGTGTCCGGCGCCAGGCGTATCCATTTGATAGTCGTCCTCTTCGCCCGTGTCCGACCAAACCAGGTGGCCGTTGGTGTCGCCAAAATATCTTTTCAAGTTTTCTTCAGGAAAAACTAATAAATATCTACCGCCAGGGGTCTTTTCGCCCTGTTCGTCGTACCAGCCGGCATCAGCCGCTTCAGAAGGCAAGCCTTCTCCAACCAAAGATGGCTCTGGGGCTGTTATTGATAATGCTGGTGGGCACACTTTG